CCACAAAGACCGGGTACGGGTACTCCACTTATGGCAACTTTGCCTATGGCGTGCAGCGCCCAGATACCGGCACAGTGACGCCAGCAACGACCTGGAGCTTGGATACCTGGGGAGAGTACCTGGTCGCCTGCTCAGATGCCGATGGCAAGCTCTACGAGTGGCAGTTGGGCTTTTCAACGCCGACCCTGGCCGCTGCCATCACCAACGCGCCAACGGGCTGCAACGCCGTTATGACAACGGCAGAGCGCTTTGTCTTTGCGTTGGGTGCCGGTGGAGATCCCCGCAAGGTCCAATGGTGTGACCAGGAAAACAACACCGTCTGGACCCCGGCAGCCACCAACCAGGCAGGCTCATTTGAGCTGATCACTGTTGGGTCACTAAAGGCTGGCAAGCGCGTGCGCGGTGTCAACTTGCTGTTTACAGATGTTGATGTCCACGTCAGCACCTACATTGGCCTGCCTTACGTCTACTCTTTTGAGAAGGCCGGTTCTGGTTGTGGCTTGATCTCAACCCAGGCCGTTGCGGCCATTGACACTGCCGCGATCTGGATGAGCAATTCTGGCTTTTGGGTTTATGACGGGTACGTCAAGCCATTGGCTTGTGACGTTGGCGACTACATCTTCCAAAACATCAACGCCAACCAGGTCAGCAAAGTCTATGCTGTTCACAACTCGAAGTACGGCGAGATTATTTGGTTTTACCCATCAAATGCAAGCAACGAGAATGATTCTTATGTGACGTACAACTACAGGGAAAATCATTGGGCCATTGGCTCACTGTCTCGCACGGCTGGCACTGACCGTGGGGTCTACCTAAACCCCTTGATGGTTTCTGCTGACAGTTACATCTACGAGCACGAAGTCGGCTTTGCGTATGACTCTGTCGCGCCTTTTGTTGAGTCTGGCCCTGTTGAGATCCAACCGGGTGAAAACATTATGAATGTGCGTCAGTTGATCCCTGACGAGCAGACTCTAGGCGAGGTTGTCGTGTCCTTCAAGACTCGCATGTACCCAACGGCCACAGAAACAACTTATGGACCCTACAGCGCCAGCGAACCCACAAGCGTGCGGTTTTCAGCGCGTCAGGTCAAGGTCAGGTACACCGGGGCGGTGCTTGCTGACTGGCGAGTTGGTCTGAATCGTTTAGACGTGTTACCCGCTGGCAAGCGTTGAGACTTAAAATTCAGCCATGAAAGACATCAGACAAATCCTCACCGAAGACCTGGCGAAGAACTATGGTGGCTTTGCCATGACAGTTGATGCCTACTTTGATGGGTTGATGAATGCACCCAAGACAGGCAACTTTGTTGTGCGTCAGGGTGACACTCTGATCCTGACAAAGAAGATCGAGAAGAACGGCATCGAATTTCACTGCATCAACGGTGAACGTGCCAAAGACCTTGTGTCCAACGTGCAGGCTTACCTCGATGACTTGAAGGAGCATAAATACGACTATGCCGTCACGTTCTACGACAACCCAAGGATCAATGACTTGTTTTCACAAATCACTTACCCGTCAGAAATCAAAAAGATTGATGATGGTTTATTCAGAACGTATGAAGCAACTTTGAGGTTCAAATGGGCGCATTAAATCAACTTGGCAGTGCCGCGAGCAGTTTTGTTTCTAACCCTGTTGGCAGCGTCAGCGGCGCATTGGCGCAGGCAGATAAAGACTTGAGCTTGTCAAAGAATGCCGTTCCCATTGCTGCTCTTGGAGCTTTGGCTGCTACTGGTGGCTTGGCAGGTGTTGGCATTCCAGGCTTTGCTGGCTTGGGCGGTGCTGGGGCGGCTGGGACTGCTGCTGCTGCTGATCTGGCTGCTGCCTATGGCGCGACTGGTGCTGGAGTTGGCGTTGGAACTCTTGGAGGCATTGGCGCTGCCGGTGCTGCTGGAGCTGCCGGCGCTGGACTACTCAGCGGCATCAGCCCATCAACCATGATTGCTGGTGGAGCGTTGGCTGCAAAAGCACTTGGCGGCAGCACGCCGTCATCTTCAACAACCTCAACATCCATTGACCCTGACATAAAGGCTGCATATCTCCAGCAGTTGCAAGATGCCAGAACCACTGCTGCTGCCTTAAAGACGCAGGAGTTTGCCGGGTTCACGCCTGACTATGCGTCTGCCGAGGCGCAAATGAAGAGGCTGGCCCTTGGCGGTGCTGGTCAGGTGACTACTGATCTGGCATCCCTGATGGCACTCAAAGAGGCTGGGTATACGCCCCAGCAAATATTGGCGGCAAGTGGTGGCAGTGCTGCACAAGCAACATCCCAAGGATATACACCAGAACAAATTGCGGCTGCACAAGCAAGCCGCGCTGGTGTGCAAAATGTCGGCGCCGGTACTGGTTCTCAGTTTATGGGTGCATACCAAAACCCTTTCGAGCAGCAAGTTGTGCAGGGTGCATTGGGCGACATTGAGCGCCAGCGCCTGATCTCTCAGCAGGCCCAGCAAGCTCGAGCAACAGGCGCTAGGGCATTTGGTGGCTCGCGCCAAGCAATTGCTGAGTCACTTGCAAACGAGGACTACACGCGCCAGGCAGCCAACACTGCTGCCCAGTTGCGCTCTGCTGGGTTTACAACTGCTGCTGGCCTGGGCCAGACTGATGCGGCCAGGGCACTGCAAGCTCAGATGGCAAACCAAGGTGTGGACTTAACCCTTGAGCAGGCCAACGCGCAATTGCGTCAACAAGGATCGTTTGCAAATCAGGCCGCTGTAAATCAGGCATTGCAGTTTGGTGCCGGTGCAAGCAACCAGGCCAACTTGGCAAATCAAGCCGCAATGAATCAAATGGCTCAATTTAATGCTGGACTTTCTCAGCAGGCCGCGCTGGCAAATCAATCGGCATTTGGACAGGCTGCTGGCATTCGTCAAGGTGCCATTGGTCAGATGGGTGCTTTGGGTGCCCAGCAGCAAAACCTTGGGTTATCTGGTGCGCAGGCCATGATGAATGTTGCGCAGCAGCGTCAAGCATTGGACCAGGCAAGACTTGATGCAGAGCGTAATCTAAGGTTGCAACAACTTGGCATCACTGGCGGTGCATTGGGACAACAGTTGCCCAATATGGGCGGCACGACAACTTCACCCATCTACCGCAACCAATTGGCAGGCGGCCTTGGCGGTGCTTTGGGTGGCGCTCAGTTGGGCAGCATCTTGGGTGGCAAAGAATATGCAGGTTATGGCGCCGTCTTGGGCGGTTTGCTGGGCTTAGGTTAAGGAACAAACATCATGGCAACAATGAACATGGGCTTGCTGGGTGACTTGTTTGGTGGCGGCACGTCTGCCCTGAGCGAGTACCTGACCCCCGAGCAGCAAGAGTCGATGCAGCGCCAAGCGCTGCTGTCCACCGCTGCGGCCCTGCTCCAAGCAGGTGGCCCATCTGCCACTCCCATCTCACTGGGCCAAGCGCTTGGTGCAGGCTTGCAAGCTGGCACGTCCAGCTATGGCAAGGCCCAAGAGGGTGCGATTCAGCAGTTGCTGACTAGGCAGAAGTTGGACGAGTACAAGCGCCAGATGACTGACGATCAGGCATACAGAGATATGTTTGCTCAAGTGCCAGTTGCTGGCGATGCAATAACTCCCATGCAGGCGGCGGCATTGCCTGTTTCTCAATATGGTATGGGTCCAAGTCCACAGCGTAACGCCATGATTGGTCAGCCAATTCCTGCCGGTATGCAAGCTACTATGTCAGCTCAAGGTGGTTTATCTTCTTTGACTCAGGCTCAAAGAGACTTGCTTAGAAGTATGCCCGCCAAAGAGGGAAGATCAGAGCTTTTGAAGATGTTGCAGCCTCCAGAGGTGATTGGCGAACCGTATCGAACTGCTGAAGGCAAAACATTTCAGCGTCTGAAGACTGGTGGAAGAATTGAAATTCCAACTGGAGAGGCTCCAGCACTTGAGGCATTGGGCGAACCCAAAGAGGTTACCGATGCACTTGGTAACCCTGTGCTGATCCAAAGATACAAAGACGGCAGCGTCAAGACCATTGCAGGTTTTGGCGTACCACGCGAGATGGTCCAAATGAACTTGAACAACAAGATCATTTGGGTTGACAAAAATAGAATCCCAGCGAATGCTGAATACTTGACTGGATTAAGCCCGGCAGAGGCTGAGAGATTGCGGCTTGAGCGTGCGCAATTAGGTATTGCTTTGGATCGTTTGCAACTCAGCAAAGCTGAATTTGATCGCGGCCAGTATGACCGTGTCGAAACGGCAGATGGGTTTGCTTATGTGCCTAAAGTGCCAGGTTTACCAATCATTCCAATTGCAGGTGCTGGCGGTGAACAGTTGACTGGTAAGGGCGCATCAACTGAGGATCAGGCAAAGTCTGCTGGATTCTCTTTGCGCATGAACCAGGCAAAGCAAATCTTCAATCAGCCATTGATTGATCCTTTGACTCAGCAGCCAATTGTGGACATGAATGGAAAGCAGTTGACGCTTGAGGACGTGTTTGGAAGTCCAAGCAGAACGCAGGCAATTTTGCGCGGCATACCGTCTGCCGGTCTTACCACTGGGTTTGCAAACTATATTGAAAGTGGTGGCCGTCAGCAATACCGCCAAGCTCAAGAAAACTGGGTGACTGCAAATTTACGTTCAGAGTCTGGTGCTGTTATCGGTACTGATGAGATGGAAAAGGAAATTAAAAAATACTTTCCACAAACAGATGACAAGCCACAAACCATTAAGCAAAAAGCTGATGCACGAAGATCATCAGAAATTGCAATGCAAGTGCGTGGCGGCCCTGCACTCAAGGCAATTCAAAAAGCCCAACAAGCAACGCAACCAAGTGCTGGACTCTCATGGGACCCAGCCACACAATCATTCAAGTGAGGTAATCAATGGCACAAACTGTTAACGTAATTGGGTATGGCCCGATTACTTTCCCAGATGGAATGTCGCGGGAGCAGATGGCCGAGGCATTGAAGAAGCTGCCGCCATTGCCTGGGACTGCTGCTCCAGCGGTTCCAGCAGCACCACAGACCGTTATGGAGAAGCTCGCGGCATCTCCAGTTGGTGGCGTTGTGCGTGGCCTGCGTGATGTTGCTGAAGGCACTGCCCAGTTTGCAGCAAGGGGCGCTGAACAGTTGCCAGTCATTGGTCAATTCATACGTCCAGCACGTCAGTCATTTGAGCAAGCCATGACTGCTGGCGAAAAACAATACCGCCAAGATCGAACCGGCCAGCTACGTCCAGATGAGCTTGATGTTGGCCGTATGGTTGGCAATGTGGGTGGGACACTGTTACCAAGCACTGCTGCCGTCAGGGCATTGAACCTGGCCGCCAAGCCCGTCAAGGCTGGCGCTGTTTCTGGTGCCGTCAGCGGTGCAATGCAGCCCGTCCAGACTGGGGCAACAGCGCCGACATTGTCCGACCTGGTGACAGAGACAAGGCCGCGAGACATGGGCGCTGGTGAATACTTTACACAAAAGGCCCAGCAAATTGGATTTGGCGGGGCTTTGGGCGCTGGAGGTGGATACCTGACCGACAAGATGATGAGCATTTTGTTTGGCTCAAGAGCGCCTGGTATGGCAGCCCCAGCACCTGGACCGGCACCGGGGCCAGCAACTGCGCAAGCTCAGAGCAGTGCAACGGCAACCGCGACTCCAACGGCCACAGTGACTGGCGGCCAAGTTACGCCTGGCGTTGTTGGCGCTGATGCGTCAGCGGCATTGACTGAAGCTCAAAGGGCAATCCTTGATCGCGGCAAGGCAATGGGGTTTCGCACAACTCCAGGCCAGGAAACTGGCAGCAGATCTTTGCAGCAGATGGAGGCTCGAATGGAGTCCAGTCCATTGACGTCTGGCCCATTTAATGAGATCAAAGCAACCAATCAAAGGATTTTGAACCAATCGACAGCTCAGGCCATTGGAGTCAATGCCAGTGAACTGAGCAACCCTGTACTGGCAAAAGCTCAAAGACAAATCAGCGAGGTCTACAACAAGGTTTCAAGTCCAACGGTTCAAAAAATCGATCAGCCTTATGTGCTCAACGGCATTGATTTGCTTGACAACGCATTTGAGGGTTTGACTACCAAACCATTTAAATCTGAGATATTTGTAAAGCAGTTGCAAGATTTGGCTATGAAGGGCGAGGCCACTGGAAACCAATTGGCCGTTTTGTCATCAAAAATTGGCAAGAAAGCGAAAAACGAGAGAACAACTCCAAATGGAGATCGTGAACTTGGTGAGGCTTTGTTTCAGATGAAAGAAATTGTCGATGATGCTTTAATGTCTGGATTGTCAGCAGCAGATCAGGCAGCATTTCAAGCAGCGCGTGCCAATTACAGAAACCTGATGACAATTAGAACCTCCTCTGGCGTTGTCAATCCATCATCAGGGAATGTCTCAGGATTGAATTTGGCATCAGCTCTGACACGCAAAGACCCTCGCGGATTTATGGAGGGAAGTAATACCACTCCAATGTATGAGGCCGCACGCTTTGCACAAGCATTTAAACCTATCGTTGGTGACTCAGGCACAGCGGCACGCATGATGGAATACACACCTTTGAACGTGATGCTATCCATGCCGACAAACCTGGCTGCACGGGCTTACACGTCAGCCCCATCAACTGCAATTGCAAGCAGGTTACAGACTGGTTTGATGCCTAGTGGCGCGGTTGATCCAGCAATG